AGTTATACAATGGAAAATACTGATATAGTAAATACCAATGAACAGTGTGACTCACCTGTTTATGTAGAAAAATCACCCGTATCTTCGCCCGTATTTGTTTCGAAGGAAACTGACAACGAATCATCTACTCAAGTTACAGATAAATTGATACTCCCTGTTTTGGACGAGTCGCATGTACATCCGATTGTGGATACAAATAGCTCGACATCATCTACAGTACCCACCTCACCCACCACACCTTCAGCACCCACCACCCAGTCAAACAAATCTAATACTACGCATATCCAATCTGAAACCAGTGGAACTAGAGAGATGATTACAGTAGTGGTAAAAGACTTCGCTTACTGTCAAGAAGAGTTTTTGAAACAAGTCAAGGAAAATAATTTAGAAGTTACTCCCGAAACAGTAATGCGTCTTCTACGAATTGCTATGATAATTGTAGAACAAACAAATGAGTCAGGTAGTAATAAAAAGGCATTTGTAATTAATTTGCTTAAAGAAATAGTAATGAACAATAAGGTTATGTTGACAGAACATAAATTAGAAGCTCTTAATTTGATAACCGGAAATATTGTTTCAGACTCTATTGACTTTTTAATTGACGCATCTAAGGGTAAGTTTGACATAAATAAAGTCGAAAAAATCGCTGAAGAAGTTGCAAAGTCATGTTTTACACGATGCTGGGAAATACTTTCAAAAAAGAAGTGATTTATATATTACACATTACGTGTTACATATTACATGTTACATGTTACATGTTACATGTTACATGTTACATATTGTTGTATAACGCATACGAATGGTAACCAATAGCCAAAATACCTTCTAAGAATATTAACTTGTAAAAAAGTAAGTCAGTTTGCTTGTTTTTATAACCAATATATATAACTAGAGGTGCTACTAGTAATACGTGAAACCATGAAATAACCGAACGTGGATTTGAAAGTAGTTTTAACCCATGTGCAATAATTATTCCTATACCTAAAAATATAAGTGCTGTGTATAACCATGTGGGGCATGCATTTCTAGTAATTCCTAAATATAAAAATAGACCTCCGACAAATAGTATATGAAATAAATGTACTATTACCAACTTTGTAATTTTCATTATATAATAATTTTAGAAATTATTATATAACAGAATCATGGAATATAATCATGGAATATAATCATGAATATGAATTATAAACCTAGTGACCTATTAAAATACTTTGATACAACACTCCAGTTTACATTCTTTAAAAATATCTCATGATATTTGTTAATGTCTAACCCAAACTCACATAAATATGCGTGTTCCCACATATCCATAACAAGTAATAAGTCGACACATATTAGTTCTCCTATATTAAATTCATTAATCCATAGATTCATTAAATTTCCATTTTTTTTATCTCGACACAATGCTACAAAACCTACACCCGGTATATTCGCCGTTTCCATGAAATTTTTCTTCCACAAAGCAAAAGAACCAAATGAATTATTTATCGCCTTAACTAAACCCTCATCCATTTTATCCATATTTTCTCCACACATAACTCCAAAGTACATCTCGTGCAGATGCATACCGTTAAAGAAAAACGAGAACTCTTTTTGAATACCATTATAAGATATTATATCTTTTACACCACCTTTGTATGTATTTTCTATTTTTTCTAGTGAGGCATTTGTTGCCCCAACTAAACCTTCATACAACTTGAAGTGTATTTTCATTAGGTCATCATTTATACCTTTAACTTTACCGAGCAAATATGAATAATCTACAGGAGTATATTTCTTATTTTTAGAAGTAAATACATAATATTTATTCTTTCGTGTAGTATTTTTCATTATATATTTACAGTATATATATTTTTTTTAAAAACTTTAATTTATTTGGGATTAAAGTACATATTTTTTTATTATTATATTATAAATATAAATGTTAAAAACCGAATATAAAGTATATATTATTATATTTGCAGTTATAACTCTAGTTATAATATTTAAAAAATTTTTTTATCATTCTAATTTTTTTAAAAATGGTAATTATGCCCTAATGACTGATGCATATGAAGACCCTTATATAGTAGATAACATTATCACTGAACAAGAAGCAACACATATTATAAATAGGTCGTCTATGTATTTAAATGATAGCCGTATACTTGGAGATACCCTTGATACCACAATTCGTAAAAGTAAATCAACATGGTTATATAAAGACGACCCTATTATTATGAATATTATGGTAAAAATCTCAGGTATTGTTAAATTACCCATTGAAAATGCAGAAGCATTGCAGGTAGTTAAGTATGAACCAAGTGGATATTATAACGAACATCATGACTCATGTTGTGATGGACACCATTTATGTACCGAATTTATCAAAAGAGGAGGACAACGTATAAAAACGGTTCTTATATATCTAAACGATGAATTTACAGAAGGTGCTACCAACTTTCCTGTATTAAATAAAAAATTTAAACCACCCAAATATAGTGCCGTAGTTTTTAATCCACTTGCTACAAACAGCAATAAGTGTCATCCTAAAGCAATTCATGCAGGTTTACCCGTTAAGAGCGGAGTTAAGTATGTTGCAAATTTATGGTTTAGAGAACACGTGTTTACATGATATTTGGTTCCACATTTTCTGAACCATCGGGATGAGTAATAATAATACCAACATCCATAGTTATTCTTGTATAAAACCCTTGGTATCCTAAACGCGCATATTCACTGTCGCATATTCTCACACGTATAGGGCCGCCTTCATTCTTTTCATAATACACACTATTATTATCATTGCGCGACATTGAGAATATAATATTCGGAGGCAACCCTTCTATATCAATCGTAACAACATTTTTACTATCGAATCCCGCAGGAAAAGCAAGGTATGTAGAATATCTTGACATATAACATTTGCGTGTTGCGGTAGTATCATATACAAAGTCGACATAAGCCCATGTCTGATAGTTACGCGATTTGACCCATCCTGCCCCATTTCGACTACCGTTACCAGATACTCCCTCTGTTAAAAAGGTATATATATCATTCATATCGATAATAGGATATTTTGCAACAGTACTACGCCTTGAACCTTCTAATTTAAAATAGGTAGGCATATATGGGTCATCATTTTTTTCCGGATTATTAATATCCGCGCGAAATATAGTTATATCATTTCCATGTGTATATGGTGTCTCTCTGTAGTTGTGATGTCTAGACTTATAAGCAATATATGCTGCTTTTTGTTGTTCATCGGCTGGGCGCCATATACCATCAATCTTTACATGAATATCGGCATTATGTGGGTTATAAGAATGGGACATTTGACTGATATGAAAAAATTAAGTATTTTATATATACCTTGTTTTATGTTTAAGTATATATAAAAATTATTATATAAAATTTATTGTATTTCAATCTATTACAGTCTACGCCGTCGACACGGATGAAGGGCCAAACATTGAAGGGATGCTATATTTTCCTGCTTCATCTTGGTGATATTTTGCAATAATGCGTTTCGGATATTTATCAATTTTCATAATATCTTCTGTGTCATACACGTTGCCTGCTTTGTCAATATAGTATATAATACCTTTAATATCTTGTGCCCAGATATCGACTTTCACATTCTTCGTCGTAGGAGTTTCACACGCGACTTCATCGATAATACTATGAGGCGTTCCCTTGATGTGTGTTCCACAGTAAGCCTCATCGTCCTTCTTGCGTCGAGTACACTGCTCACCATTTGCCCGTTTTGCAGAGCATCTTTCATACATAGGTACAACACTCTTGACACGTTTTCGTTTCATAAAGTCGTCTTTTCCAAGTCGCAACTTTTCATAGTTGTATACAAACCCAGCCATAGAGTTACATTGTAACTGTGTATTATCAATGTATTTCATCATCTCATCTCTTGTCGATGCATCATGTATTTCAAGTCCATTTACCATTTGTTGTAATTTTTTAGCGATATCATTTTTGAATGAAATCAAGTAATCTTCTATTTTTTTGTTTAAACGTCTTTCCATTCCTTTTTGTATAGGGTTCTTATTATTATGTAAGTAGTTTATCTTTATTTCAATTTTATATATATTATATTAAACCAATATGGGTTGTATTGGTTGGATGGGACGTATTACATGAGCGCTCCGCTGTCATCATCCTCGGGGTTTATATTTGTGTTGCTGTTGGGATTAAGGTTAAGGTTTGGTGGTAAATTTTCAAAAGAGGCTGCAGGGATTGAAGATTCTATTTCGTGTATTTCTATATCTTGATTGGATGCATTATTATTACTGTTATTACTGTTATTATTATCAAGCTCGTTTATATTACGCGGCGTATAAGCACCCATAACAGAATTATGTGTAGAACCGGCCAAACTAGGAGGCTTAGATAGATGCTGACTATTAGTACCATGACCATGAGTAGGAGTTGGAGTTGGAGGTTGAATGGGGTTGTTATTATTAAAGATAAATTCAGCACTAGCTACAAGAGATGGTGCGGTTATTGCATTTGTAAAATTAACCGGGTTAAAGGACTGATGAGAATGTTGAGATGGATGAGAATGGTGTGAATGATGAGAGTTGATAGATGCACTGCGAGATGGTTGCCTTGATTGCTGTTGTTGTTGTTGTTGTTGTTGTTGTTGCAACTGATGTAATAGTTGTAGTTGTTGTACATGTGACTCGGTTAGTAATAGACCACTGGCGGCGTTATTGATGTTGTTGCCGTTGTTGCCGTTACTTACTACTGATGGTGTACTTTTAATACTAGCAGCTATGTTATTAATAGGCATTTTATTATTTATAATACCTTGTAACTCATTACTGTTATTACCCTGTACAACAATATCAGTCAACTCGATAATGGAGTTTTTATTTATATGATGGTTGTTGCGACTACTATTTCGACTACTAGTATTCGACCTTTTATGTTTATTATTTGCATCAGAGTCGGAAGGAGGAGGCGATGGCGTATTACCTTTAATCAAATTAACCCCTTTATTGAATAAATTTGATACAGAACTAATAAACCCCGATGATGCACTTCCAGAAGATGCATTACCATCTGATGGGCGTTTTTTATCATTTCTTTTACTACCCCTCGAATGTCCGCCCCCATTATGATTATCACCATCGCTATTATCATCATCTGAATCATGAGAAGAACCGCGTGACCCTCGAGAACCCCGTGACCCACGTGAACCACGACTATTACTTCTCCGCCTTCGTCTCCCCCTTCCTTCATCATCGTCATTAGATTTATCACCGTTTATAGCTACTTGACTCAACCCGTTACATAAATTCGGTGTATGAGCTGAAAATTTAATTTTATTAGACGATATGTCTAGAACACCATAGTTTTTCTTAAACATTTCTATTATTTCTTCATCAATTAATGGTGCAATATCCTGTAAATTTTTTATATCGGTTTTAATAATCTGCAGCATATCTTTGGCTGATATTCTCTGGTCTCGTTTCAACGATAATTCTATCATTATTTTTTTATTTATTTGCTGAAACTGTAATGAACATATTCTATGAGATTCTGAACGCTTACCTAACTGAAAATACGTATCAATTGATTTGATTATACCTACAAAAATACTACTAACACCTAATATAATGTTCATTTTATCGTACCCTATATCGATACCTGTTGCGAACCCGATTGCACTAGACAGTATAATAACTGGTATATTTATATAGTTTGAGCGTTCGCTATATTTTTCGAAAGAGTAACGATGTAATATAGAAAATGACTCGCATTCCTCAGCATGAATTTTTAATAAATATTCTAAATCGCTATTATAATCAATAATATCTGACATAAAATATTATATAATACGTAAATATAATATTTTGTTATAAAATCGATATTTTTTAAATAAACGCACATTTTATATATATTATATTTTGGCCGAATTAACGCATTTCTCACGAACACTCATGCATCTCATGTGTTTAAGTATCACAAGAGTCTCATATATGTAGCAGATCAGACGACCTCGTATCATTCAGAACAAACCAAAATATTATCAGGGCATTCCCCCAAATTATGTATGAATCATATGTACTTCTATCGACTTCCAAAAAATCGAGTATTGCAAATATTGCCGGGTTTAATAAACAAATAACTAAAATCAAAATAACCCACGTTTTTAAACTTCCCATTCTCATTAATAACTTGTATATATTATATTATTTTATATTTTTTAAAATCATATTCATATTTATTAGGTATATCTTTCGTATCTATATAATAATACGATAAAGGTGTTTGAAAATTATATTCACTTATGCATATACGCATTGCTAAATAATATGTACTGTTTCTTTTATCTCCTCCATTTAAAAACTCAATATCAAAATCAGGTTCAGGTTCAGGTTCAATTTCTAAATCATCAGCAAAGAAACCAACACCAGCAGCATCATAGGCGCCAGCATCATCTTCTGCTGTAGTATTTGATTTTTTAATAGGTATTTCATATGCGCCATTATATGCAGAGTTATATTGTTCTGTCCATTTTCAGTCGTTATCTCTAAATTGTATAGTATTTTTTTCAATAGGATGTTTACTACAAATGTATTTCGCCATTTCTGACTTATCTGGTTTGTTTTTTTGCAAAAACATTTTCATTTTGCCCGGATAGATAACAAATCTAACTAAGCCACCCTTTGTATTCTTTTCATTCGTTTCGACATCATAACATGCATATCGCATAGAATTATACAAATCCGTAAAATAATAAAAAGGCCCATATCGTGATTCAATATTCGATTTTTTAATAGAGAAAACAGAATTATATTTCGCAGTATTACTGTCACTTCCGTTAAAAACGACCATAGGTGTTTCTATTAATGATGCTTTATGGAAAAGTTTTATGGCCTCAGGATAAGCTAAAAATACGTCAGTAACTGTCTCGCTTATATTATAAAATAGTATCTTCCTATAGTTGAATACTTCACTTACTGTACCCCACCATAGTGTGTCACTACTTCTAAACCGAATTACGGTATCATTTTTTTCCTTAAGTTCATATAATAAGATGACGCGTTTATTAATGTATGCACTTTTTACATCATTCATGCTGGGAGATTCGACAAGTCTGCCTTTAAATTCGCATAAACCATGGCCGAATAAGTTGTTTAATAGAAAGGAGGCATTATCTAGTATATCATATTTTGAAGTACTCTGTGAGAAATTTGGGAAATAAAATGTCTCATCATCGCTAGATTTATACAACATGAATTCTAAAAATGGTTTATATGCATTTTTATTTATATAGTAAACTAAATACTCAACTAAAATTTCACCATCACCTGTATCACCTAGTTCGCTCAAACTTTCATATATGTTATCTAGGTCACGTGTTAAATGGTCTGAAGATTTATCAGAAAAGGGGTATCTTATATTTGTCATTTTGTGTTTTTTTATTGACAAGCCATTATTGAATTTACTTTCATAATCTTCTTCTTCCTCTAAATCATGTAACGACATTTTATCTGATATAGTAGATTCTATATAGGAAGGTAAAAGTTCATGTAACTCTGCGTCATTATCTTCATCATCATTATCTTCATATTTTTCTTCTAAAATCTGTTTTGAATATCGTTTTTTGATTTTCGATTTATCTCTCGCATCTGTAGCATCTCTAGGTGTATCATCTCTAGGTGTATTTGTTTTTTTATAATAACGCTCAATGTCACCTAAAGTTATGAGTTCATTATGTGTTAAGTCGTTTTTCTTTCTTCGATGTGATGAAGGGAGCATTGTATTATAATTATGTGTCACACAATTATAATACTAGTATATTATTATTTTTGCACTTTACGGCGTATTGATTCTTTAACTTTTTCTTCACGTGACTCTAACAAAAACTGTACTAATTCTTTTGCTTGTTCATCGTCATCTTTGAAATACTTCACTAGGGAAGTAGCTAAAGTAGTTTTATTAAGAGGTGCTTTTACTTTTGTTTTTGTATAAATAAGCTTGCCGTCATTCACGTCAAAACAGTCGATTTCATTTTTGCGCATAATTTCTACTAAATTATCAGCATACCCTTTGCGTTTATCTTTTAGCTCTTTAAGCCGTGCTTGTATTTCACGTATTTCGTTATCGTTTGACATCCATCCCTTAATATGTTGCACTAGTTGTTCTTTTGTCTCCATGCTATACTTAATATACTATAGAATATTAATACATATTTTTTATATATATTTAATTAAATATGTATTAATATTTTTTAATATCTGTTATTTGAACTTCTCGTGCTATATTTCTTATAATTTTCTTTTCTATTTTGTCGTCATCTTCGATAGGTTCTGTTATTTTGTTTAATATAGTCAAGTATTCGTATTGTAGTTTTTCATCTTCAATCCAACGTGGGTGTAAGTCTACCCAATCTGATATTTTATTTCGCTGTTTATTTGCGACAGTTTCAATCGTTTTTTTCATTATGGTATTATTATTATCTTTCTCCCATTTGTCGTGTTCTTTAATATATACAGTATCACGTTTAAGGTCGGTACAATGTATCGGACGCTTATAAACATCTAATTCTTTAAGACCATTAATCATGAGATTGCTTATCCCTTGAGCAATTCCATTTTTTCTAGTAAAGTAAAGGTCTTCAAGTGTTATTTTTAAAGACTTAATAAATTCGTTTATATTGATAGCATCTTTGCACTGTTCATTGAGAAATACATTTAAATTAAAGTTGTTATTATTAGTAGTATTGTTTATAGTGTTACCCATTTTAGGAATCATACTTTTTATCTGCTTCTGTTGGTCTTTGATTATTTTTATCATTTCTTTATTGTCATTAATAAGCTCCATAAACATGTCTTTTGTGATTGCGTGATTTATTTCTTTTTCTGTATTACTCGTATTCGCTGCTACTTCGGTCTCATTTAGTATCTTGTTTGTAAATTTGTTACATATTTTATAATGCTTCCATAGCCCAACTCTTGAAAAATATTGTTTGCTACATGTGTCGCATACAAATATTTTGGTGTTTTCATTATCATTTTCCGTATTTGTTAAATTTTTATGTTTTGATGTCAATATATGTTTTTCATAGTTGCTTTGTTTGCTACATATAAAGTCACAACTCTTACATTCAAAAATATTTTTTTTTCCTTTATCATTTTCTTTTAAAATATTAAGATTATGTTTTTTCACATTATTATGAGTTTTCATATTATTATCGTTTTTCGTATTATTATGTTTTTTCGTATTATTATGTTTTTTCGTATTATTATGTTTTTCTAGTAAGCCGGATGTATTACAGTGTATATTACACTTTTCACAATAGAATATTTTTTTCTCTTTAGATTTAGTAACCTTTGGGGTGGGATTTTTTGGTTTTTCGAAAGATAATGGCTCAATGCTATTCAAAGTTGCGTGTAATAAAATAAAATATTCTTGTTCTTTTTTTCTTGCTTCATAATGATCTTTGCAATTAAAAAAATTAACTATTTCCATTTTCCAATTATCCCATCCACCATTGTTTCTTATCACGTCATATAACTTACATTTATAGTTATGTGATCTACTATTTGTACACCCTTGTTTGTGAGCATGTTTTCTTTGAACAAAATTTGTCGTATGCCCTACATACAACTCAGTAAAACTGGGTTCTTTACAAGTTATTTTATAAATAATTGTATTTGAATAGTCAATTTCTTTCTTGGGCATAATCTAATAAATATCTTATAGTTATCTTATTTATAATATAATATATAATAAATTACTAAACCTTTTTCATAATATATATAATAAGATGTTAAAAATTATCGTAACAAATATTTAATATTAAACAATATTTTTTAGAGCATTATGATCAGGATGGTAATAATTGTATTGTTTTCAAAACTAGGTTGGCTTGTTAACAAATGGACATTTTTTGTTAACGTTTTAGTTAACCAGTTAAAAGACACCGATTATATTCAATTTGTTTGCTACATATAAAGTCACATATTTTACACTAAAAAAACATGGAATTTTCTATAAGATTTTTTGTTAACAACGATTGTATAAGATGTTTCTAGGTCCTTTTTGTACAAAATTATAAAAAAAGTTATGGTAACAAACTATTCAACTTAAAAACACGATTTAGAGCATTATGCTCTGAGTGATGAATGCATTGTTTTTTTCAAATCTCTACCCCCGTTTTCTGAAAATGGACATTTATTTTTGTCCATTTTTGGAAAATGGCCTCCGAGAGTTGAAATTTTCATACATCATCACTTATTCGGCGTCCGCCCTGCCCATTTCGCGGGGGTTGTTACCATTATGATGTGATAAATATATAAAGATATTAGTAAATTGTTAGCATAATGCTGCGCAGAGGATGGGGGCGAGGGTTATACGGAGTATGTGGAATATGTGGAATATGTGGAATATAATATTTTATATGTATTATATATATTTAGGGTATAAATGAGAACTCGGAAGAAATGTATAAAAAAACATAAGAAAAGGGTTACTCGTTTTAAAATATATAAAGGAGGTCGGTCATCTGGTAGTAGTAGTAAAACGAGCGACAGATTGAGTCTACATGACCCGGTAAGAGTGTCTAGTGCGGCATTAGCGAAGTCCGCATCCTCGCATGCATCCTCGCATGCATCCTCGCATGGATTATCTCTAATATCGCCGGGGAAAAAATATGAAAGTAAAATAATTGATGTTAGTAAACTTCCTGGTCATGGACGCGATCGTGCACTGTCATATCATGCGAATATTCATTCTCAAGGCGATAGCGTGCCCGAGTCTATAGATAAAGGACTAGATGATAAAGTTAGAGAGGTATTTGACTTAAATCCGCCTCTAGATAGTCCAACAAAAAGGAAGAGGAAAGTATTAGAACGCCGCATCAGAGAGAATATCCCACCTGCACCACCTGTAGAATTATCGCCAAGGGGTCGTGGATTATTAACATCATATACACCAGAATTGGATATTGTTGAAGATGCAACGCGTATTCCAGTTTTGGGCAATGGTACAAGCAGGACAGCACCAGGATATCGAATGAAACCTTTTGTATATAAACACAGTCGTCCTTTGCCTTTAGCATTTTTAACTAAACAACAAGCTTCTGTAAAATCAAAAGCGCAGGCTATAATGCTTATGAATATAGAAATGTTTCCAAGCACTTATGCGTATTTATCACCTACTATATATGACATACTCAAAAGATTAAATAAAAAAGAATTATTTGGGAAGATACTTATAAAGGGAAAACTTAGAGATGCATTAATTCCGTGTATAACTATAACACGTATAAATGCAATGGAAAGTCGACTTTTTATGCCCCTATACGATACGGTACAATTTATGAACGCGATTTATCAGTTAGATGCATATAATTTAATGATAGGTCCTAATCCATATGATCCCGTAGCTGCAGACATTTCTGATATTGAGGTTACTACACCAGATGTTAATTCACCGTCACCGACAAATTTACAGGTTGTGGGGTATAATAAACATCCTATGTTTAGAACACAGCCTATGTCGGAAGAAGAAGAAATAAAGTTGGCTGACTTATCTGATACGCATCCAACAATAAATGGGGAGGATTATGCGTTTGTTATTGCTCATGGGTCAATCGCAAATGAATTATCGCCGAGGATGAAAATTCTTGCTAATAAATACTTAAGAATAATAGAAATTGGAAAAGCGGGACAAATACTTGGTATTAAATATCAAAGTCTTATGTTAGAAATAAATAAAATATTGAGAGACCATACGTTTCACGCAATGTTTGATAATAATAAAGAAGGAGCAGATATACGCAGTATCGTATTTAACATATTATGTCCGTATTTTACGATTGATAATATAGAATTATGCACTGCTAGTAATACATTTAATCTAGTAAATATAACACATGAAAGAGCATTTTCTGGTCATGTTGTAGATAGTATGATAAAGCAAAATCATAAAATCACATATAAAAGTATAAAGAATAGGGTTACACTGGGGGTATTTGTACCTGTAGATTATAACACAGATAAATCTACTCAACTGTTAGCCAAAAAGGAACTATATAAACTATTTCCTGGTACCTCATTTTTGAGTGAAAATACAAGTATGAAGCTAATCGAAACACTACTTCCAATTGCGATTCAACAAAATAGGCGTATAAATATAATTATATCATCGTGTGCTGTTAATTATACACAAGGGGATAATATATACGATAACCATTATACCATGACTAACCGTAAACCAGGTAATAAAAACCCAGCAATAGAAATATTGACACTTTCTAAAAAATATTTATCAAAAATTAACAAGATAATGGATGAATATATTATTACTTTTTATACAGATGGTGTTATGACTTTTAATCGTAGTATTGTGAACGGAAAGAGTGTATTTACAGGATATAAAGACTATAATAGAGATGATAATTATAGCATGTTATTTACTATCACTGAACACATTATTACTTTTTATAAAACTAAATTTGAAGCATTTATAACGAGTGGTTATACTTCATCTAATGTAGTAGATGAAATGTTTAGTTTTTCCATAATAAATGAAAGACGTATAACTAATACGTTAGTTGAGAGTGGACGCAATTTACAGGACTACTGGTTTGGTAGATTTAATACTTATATTAATGAAATGATAAAGGTTAAAATATTTACGATGAATGAGTTTAAAGATATATGTTCGCAGAGGATAATTATGATAAAAACATCATTAGATATTATTCTCGAAAATCTTAGAGGTTTTAGAATAAGGTATGTAACAGGTCCCGGGGTTGATGCTCAAATACAGGCAACATGCGATATGTTGGATGAAGCAATTAAATATGCAAATATTATGTATACCTATTTTTCTAGGTTAGAAAGTTTACTGGACTATATAGTTGATGGATTATCGCTTGATGCTAACAATCCTAATTCATTCTTAGATTATAAAAAATATGTAGATATGAAGAAAGAATATGATGAAACAGCAGCAAAAGAAATGTACGAAGAGCTGGTAGAAGATTTAGATTATGATAGATATGAAGGTGAAACTGTAGGATTTGGTGAACGTTTTTATAAGACACGTCATGTAAATCCTTTACCACCTCATGCTGAATTTCGAAAAACACACCGATACCAATATAAAAATAAAGTGCTTCCAAATTATGATGAAGTCAGAAAAAGACGCAAAACAATGAAGAAAAAATTATATGATGACCTGCATGTAGGAAAATATGCACGAAAAGCGAAGCGGTCATCCGGTGTTTCTATATAAATATTGATATGATATGGTATGATATGGTATGATATGGTATGATATGGTATGATATTTTTGACATCGTCATCAACATCAACACCAACACCAACATCAACGAGTTTTCTGCCAGTTACATATATAGCTTTCTAGTATATCCCCATTTTGACTGTTTCTAACTTGTTCGCTTAATACAAATCCATTACTATCGAATGCAGTTATAATATCGGTTATATTAGCATACCTTATTTTAATATCTTCATTTATTTTGTGTACTTTAGTTTTTACATTTAATAAAATAATAGCTCTTTTTGGACCTTTTCCTATAATATATACTTTATCTATATTTACTTTATGATGTCTACATATTGCCGATGTTATGTCATATATAGCAAGCATTCCGATACCATCAACATTTTTACAAATATTATAAACTTCGGTAATAATTTCTTCAAAAGTTTTATTTTTATAAACTGATATATTTATATCTTTTAGAATATTATGTAATACTTTTTTCCATCGACAGTGGCTTATTGCCTCTTGAAATATATTATTATAACTTTCGTTGGTGCTCATTATTCGGTTTATAATAAAAAAATAAACATAAAAGAAAATATTTCAATTTTATGTTTATATGAAATATGGTATATGATATATGATATAGCGCATTATTTTTCAATAACTCGTTTCATTAGTATACTAGTAACTAGATACGGGTCCATATTTGCAGCAGGTCGTCTATCTTCAAAATAACCATATCCAAACTCATATGTATTATTATTGATACGTACTGATGCACCTCTATCGCCGATACCTGAACTGAACTTATCATAACTTGATGTTTCATGTTTCCCCGATAGACGTGATTCATTTCTATCACCATAGTAATGTATATCTTCTTTGTGATATTTTTCCATATTATTTATAACACGATATATTTCCATTATGCCGGCATTATCGTGACATGGTGTGCGCATTATGAGGGTTGAAAAATTCGCATGACATCCTGATCCATTTATATGAGCGAACGGTTTAGGTTCATATGAGATAGTATTACCATATTTTTCGGCAATGCGTTCGAGCAGGAATCGGGCAACTAACAGTTCATCCGCGGCAGTTATTCCCTCTGATGGTCCAATTTGGAATTCCCATTGGTTTTTGCTTACTTCGGCGTTTATACCGGAAATAGTAATACCTGCTTTGGTACACGCGAGCATATGTTCTTCTGCAAGTGAACGGTATTCAATATGTTGCCCTGTACCACAGTAATGTTCTGTTGTATTATAAAATATCGACTCATCATCGTGCATGCGTTTATCTAAAATAAAGTATTCTTGCTCAAGACCGAACCATGGTTTTTGTTCGCGACATGAGTCGAATATTTTAGAAGCGAAGTGTCGCGTATTTGAATCAGTAGGTGTTCCATCGTGGTTATATGTTTCACACAAAACAAGTTTAGAATACCATATATGACTTCCGGTTGTATTTAGTAGAGGATTGTTGCATACAAAAATGGGAAGAAGTGTAATCTCAGATTTTTTGCCGTCGGCTTGACCTGTTGAGGAACCATCATAGTCCCAATCGGGAAATTTATGAACGCTTGAATAGTCTGCCGGAGTATTCTTAATAATTTTAGTTTTAGACCTAAATTTTTTATTATTGTCGAGCCAAATATACTCAGCAATAGTGAATGTCATTTTTGAATATATATATACACAAGTATATTTTATATAGTTTTTAAATATATTTAGTATAATATATATATATAAATGCCTAGTTCTTCTGTATCCATTCCAGTTTTGGACTAGGTCATAGTTAACTTTTAATGCGAATGTCTTTTACAAAATTGCGAGCCATCGATAGATATGACACTATTACATGGCTTACCAACATTAACGCCGCTTTTTAGTATAGCGACGCACCGTGGTTTAGTACTTTCAATCGCTATTGAACTTGTTGAACCGGTAGGATTTTTAGCAATATATTTTTTATAATGTGTAGGACAAAATAGTAGATTTTCAGCCTCATAATATAGTGCATTTTTGTCACACTTTGTATCACCATTAACAATATTGGCGTCACATTTTTTTATAATATGAGAACATTTGGTGGTGGGTAAGCAATCAGAACCGGTGGAGTGTATATTTTTAGAGAGTTTAACAGATGGGTATTGTATAAATGGTAGTAGTTTGTTAGTAATAGTGCGACAGTATGGGCATTTAATTTGATAAGACTGAAGTTTAGTAACTTCGTATATTGGATTTGATTTTGTTTTTTGGTAAAGTACTTCTTTATAAATTGGAATATAGTTAAACTTGTGATTACATTTAAGTGTAATATGATTTGGGTGAAGTTTATCTTTAGAAATAAGACAAATGTTATCGTCACTAGAAGGAGACACGGATGGGCAAATAATTACATTTGATGATTCTGATGATTCTGATGATTCTGTTGTATTAGTATTAGTGTTGGCTTCAGTTAAGGATTCGGAAGATGTATTTTGTATAATTTTATAAAGTTCGGAGAAAAAGTCAATAGAATTTTGTGGGTGTTGCGTATTTAATTTAGAAGTTAACATAAATATAAATTGTGTATAATTAATAAAATAAAAAGTCTTTATATTATTATATTAATAATATGGCGACAAAGAAAGAATGGGGGAATGCGACCTGGTATTTATTTCATACTCTTTCGTTCAAAATGAAGGATGAATATTTTGAAGAGTTGAAGCATGACTTTTTGAATATATGTACAAAAATATGTACAAATCTTCCGTGTCCTGATTGCTCGGAACATGCTACGGCTATCATGAAAAATTTAAAAAGGGATAATATTAAAACAAAAAAGGATTTACAATTATTCTTTTTTGATTTTCATAATTCAGTAAATAGGCGCATTAAAAAGCCTGTGTTCGAAGAGAACCAGATGTTTATATATCATAAGGCAATAACTAAGAATATAGTATATAACTATATAACTATATTGTCTAGAAAACATCATAACATAAAGTTACTAACAAATGGGTTTCATAGAGATATGACAATGAATGATTTCAAGAAATGGATTTCCCATAATAGTAACAAGTTTAATCCGTAAATATAACTCGAAACTATATTACATCTTACATGGTATGTATAACTTCACCATTTCTATATACCTTGCATTTAAAAGTCTGTTTATTGGGTCGCGAGCATATTGATGCACCGTTTTCAACATTAAAGAATACCATTTCATTATTTGCTGCTGAAACAAAGAGGTACCATAGATATCCAACAATCCAGCCGATTGCGAGACCGATTATGACGCCGACGATAGGGGTACATCCATAGTATATTTTAGATGCTGCATCTATGACGAAGAACACCATAATGATGGAAAGCATAATAACATTGTAGCTGCTATACTGTAACATAGGCATAAACATGTAAGCAAAAATGAATGCTAATGCTGCGCTATTAAAGTTGGGAATTGTGTATTGACTGAGACCGAAAGGTAATGAGACGAAGTTACATTGTTGTTTCCAGTATGGAGAACCTCTGTTATTAATATCCTCGAATTTGGAGTTAGTGGTGAAAGCAGTAATGGAGAAAACGAAAAGCAGGATAATAAAGCCGGCTAAATACATTACCCATTTTAAGTTTCCATTGCTTAAACTAGAAATAATGAAAAATCCTGATAATAAAACAGGTGATAAAGAAGATAGTAGTTGTAGAATACCACCAATAGACATAGATACACCTGGTTCTAAATTAGATAACATTGCAGTTTTAACAAACTTAGTATATGCTGAATCTTGGGTTTGATTTTGATTTTGAGGCGCAGGTTGATTGTTAGTTATTGACATATTATATTTTATATGTTATATGATATATAATATATAATAATATAATGTTTTTGTATTGAGTATTGTATTTTGTATTTTGTATTTTGTATTTTGTATTTTATACTTAATGTTTAAGCAACATATTAAATATATATGTAAAATACATAGAAACAAAAAGATAATAATATATACAGTACATTATTATCGAATCGTAGGTTTATTAAACCACACCATAAAACAACAAACAACACAACAGTAAACAACACAACAGCAAAAACAAGATGGGTATTCCGAGTTATTTCACAAAAATAGTGAAAGCGTATCGTCATATTCTAAAAGACATGAAACATTTGAGTCATGTAAATAATTTATACATGGACTGTAACTCATTGATATACGATGCTGTAAAAAACAACCCGACATATGATAAGGGTAAACCCAAGGAGTATGAAAAGGAGCTTATAAAAATGGTATGTAATAAGATTGACTTTTATGTAGATTTGTTAAAGCCAAAATCTCGTGTATTTATTGCCTTTGATGGTGTTGCGCCTGTTGCTAAACTGAGTCAGCAACGCGATAGGAGATACAAGTCATGGTATACTGCGCAAATTCAGCGGGATATCGAAGGTGTAAATTATAAGGAAACGTGGAATACGTCGGCGATTACACCAGGTACTAATTTTATGAGGCAATTAAATGAGGAAGTTGGTGTATACTTTGGTAAAAAGACGGTAGCTTCAAAAGACGGAGTAAAAGCGCTAGAGTATATTGTATCGAGTAGTTCCGAGTCTGGCGAAGGTGAACATAAGATATTTGATTATATGCGAAGGTATCCGGAGTATCATAATTCGCCGGATACGACGACACTTGTATATGGTCTGGATGCAGATTTGATTATGTTGACATTGAATCATTTACATATAACTAAAAATCTTTACTTATTTCGCGAGACGCCTGAATTTATAAAGTCAGTTGATTCTACATTGGATGCGAATAAGGATTATTTGCTAGATATCCCGGAGTTGGCGAGTGCGATTATCAAGTATATCAACAATGTAGAGGCTAATGTGGCTAATATAGGAGGAGAAGTTACAGGAGCCAGAGATTTGAGTAAATTAAAAGAAAAAGGGGATAATGAAATAAATAGGATAACAGACTATATATTCATGTGTTTTTTATTGGGGAATGATTTTATGCCGCATTTTCCAGCGTTAAATATAAGAACCGTGGGTATAGATATATTGTTAAATGTATATAGGGAGACATTGGGTAAGACAAATAAGTACTTAACAGAAGGTAATAAGATAGTGTGGAAGAATTTTCATGAATTTATAGAAAATATTGCAAAACAAGAGGATACACTTTTGATGGATGAGCATAAGAAGCGTGACAAGTTTGCGCGAAGGTTTGCGGAGGGAGGAGGCGGTGGATGGTCTGGGAGGGCTGTAGGCGGTGGTAGCGGAGGCTATAACAACATGAGAGATAACAGAAGCGAGAGAAATGCGTTTAATCAAGGAATAAATAAAAATCAAAGTAACTCGCAATATTTTGCAAAAAATGATAAAAAGGTATTAAATGATACAGACGAAGTATTGGGCGAAGGGGCAGATATTCAACAAATGGATGATTTATTAATGTTACCAATGAAAGAGCGTAGTGTGGAAAAATACGTCAACCCTTTTGCGAAAGACTGGGAGTATCGGTATTACAAGGCGCTGTTTGATATCGAGATAACAGATGATAGGAAGAGACAAATCTGTGTAAATTATTTGGAAGGACTTGAATGGACATTTAATTATTACATGGCGGGATGTATAGATTGGAGATGGTGTTACAATTATCATTATGCGCCACTTTTTAAGGACCTTGTAAAATATATTCCGCATATGGACACACAATTTTTAAAAATAAAGGAGAAACAAACGATTGAAGACCTTGTACAGTTGTGTTATGTGTTGCCTAGACAGAACTTGAACTTATTACCCGTAGATGTGAATATCGTATTGATGCAAAAGTTGGGACACTTGTATGGAGACGATTACGAGTTTAAGTGGGCATACTGTAGGTATTTTTGGGAGAGCCACGCTGAACTGCCGAGGTTACACATTGAAACACTGGAGGATATAGTTCGTGAGGCGAAAACCAAAACAACATTTGCTACATCTAGACCGATTCCAATACCGAAGTCACCACTACTTGAAAATAATATGTCACCTATAACCATGGAAATAAAGAGTGTAAGAAAATAGGATAAACAAATATTTTAAATTTTATACGTATAGCTTAATACTTCCCAATCATAATCTTTATAGTTACCTCGGTAATACATATTGGGAGGACGCGATTGTATATTTATATCTTCTATTTTTTTTAATCGAAATCTATCAACTTCATATTTTAATGAACTGTCATTTATAGTAAATGTTATACAAATCATATCGTCGTCAATGTGTGAATCCTTTCTATTTATATTAACAAAATTTGGTAACTGGTATTGAATAATATGTCTTATCTCATTATCAATTCCATAGTTAAGTTGATTGAATGCCTTTATTTTTCGATAAATATATTTTTCCAAAAATTTATATTTATCAAAGTCTATTAATTTTATAAGTTCACCGTTATATATCCTATATCTTTTTAGACATTTTGTATAAATGTATAAAATAATATCATCGGGGAATTTTTCGACTAATTCTATTATTTTCATTGTGTGTAATAACTATACAGAATATTATTATACAGAATATTATTATACAGAATATTATTATACAGAATATTATTATAAATATAAATATCATAATGTATTTATATTTATATTTGTATTTATTGAGTCGTAGAAGCAGGAGATGAAACAAATACATGAGATAATAGTAAATTCGACAAAATAGGAAATTTGAAACAACTGAACGAACAACTATTTATAGAAGTAGAAGTGCATGATGATTCCGCCGAAGATTCAAAACCTTGTTGCTTATAGATACACGATATTATAGAAAAAGATTTCTCAACGATTTTAAAAATAATAAAATATAAAATAGACCAAAGTGTGCTGCGAAGTAGTAGGGATGAAACTTTTAATGGGTTATCTCCATTTTCTATTTTATCTTCAATCATAGGGAATTTAGTAGAATAATTCTCCATTTTTTCGAGACATTCTTCGTGGGACAATCCCTGGCTACGCAATGTATCTATACGGTATTTATCCATTTTGGACCATATTTTTGACCACTGTTTGTATACATAGTCGTAATAGTCATCCTTGGTATATACACGTTTATGCTTTTTTTCGAACTTGGCTTTAAGTTTTTGGGGGTCAATTATGGGACCATAGTAAACGAATAATTTGGTATTTCTATGTAAGATAATTTTTTCATCATCCATGACATAGTCTTTGTTAGTAGTATGAATAAGTTGTATAGGTAAATTGTTTTCAAATGAATGATAAATAAATCCTTTTTTAAGGGAAGCGGAGACAGTATGACGGTGAGCGCGGCGAAGTCCTTCTGGATATAAAGACATATTTCTAACGTCGTCACTTTTGCGAATTTCTTCTATTTTTTTAAAATTTTCTATAACTTTTTCTTTTGAATTTCCCGATGAAATAAAAATGGTAGCAGATGTAAGGTAACATATACCCCCAATAATTGGTAGTAAATTTTTTATTTTATCATGAGCAATAAATTTTGCGGCGTAATGAAGTACATGTTGGTCAATAAAGAAGTCTCCGACGGAAACGTGGTTTGTCATGTATACAATATTTTTATCATAAATAAGGTCTCTTTTAGAAACTTTATAAACGTTACATTTTGCAATTTTCATACATTGTTTTACAATATCTTGCACTACTTGTTTATTCGTTTTTATATCATAATTTAGAATAGTAAAAATGGGATATATAAATGTAATATAAAATAGTAATATAAGACTGTAAACATTTTTTATACCAAAATTTGAATAGTCGTAAGTCAACATAGGTTCAACATCTACCATTTTATAATAACAATAATATTTACTAAAGAATACTTAAAATAAAATAATATAAATTACTAAACATTATAACGCAAATTTATAATAAATATTTATCGAAATAAATATTTATCATATAAATAGTTTAAAATAATGGATATAGTTATAGTATAAAGTACAAGTATAAGTACAAATACAAATACAACGATGGAAAATGTATTAAGTCGAATTGATAACAACTATAAAATTCTGAAATTTTCAGGAACTAGGAATGATTTTGCGACATTAATGGATAATAATCCTGGTATTCTTATATTTAAGTTTACAGCGGATTGGTGTGGTCCTTGTAAAAAGATTAAGGATTATTCGTATAAGAAGTCGAATGATTTGCCGGATTATATGACAATGTTGGAGGTGGATGTGGATGAGTGTTTTGATTTGTATGCTTTTTTGAAACATAAAAAGATGGTGAATGGGATTCCAGTATTTTTGGCGTATGCTAGAGGTGTGAACGAGGGTCCGATAGCGTCGATAACGGGGGCAAGTTTGCCGGACATAGAAACATTTTTTGCGGCGTGTATGAGTTATAGGTTTAAAGGATAAGGTGTCATAGATAAAGTTTTAAAGTATTTCAGTAAAACAATATTATAATAATAAAAACGCAAACAGTATAATAAAAATAAGTTGAATAACAATATGAAATATGAAATATTAAATATAAATAAACTAGTATTTTTTCATAATGACGATGTAAGCAAGGAATATACCGAAAAAGTTTTTAGCGAATAAGTCTAAAATATTATAAATAGCATTTTTTATATAATAAGGTAATAAAGCAGCAATACCATAAATAGACCAAAAGAAGAAGAAGTACCAGAATATTTTCAAACCAGTACTGCTTTGTGTTGCATATTTGTAATAAATAATATAATAATAAATCAAAAATGGTATAAACCCCATAAGGACACCAGCCACTGTCGAAAGTATTTTTATTTCACTCATATATCCAAATAGCAACATTAGCCAGTTTAATGTTATAATCTTTGATACAGTATCCATGTTATCTTTTAGTGTTCCGAATAAAGTCATACCGGTAGTATCTATATTATTATTTTTATTTCCCAAATAAATTAAATATACCATTAATGTTATTAACATAGTTGGTGTAGTAATTGCCCAGTCTACGTAGCGTTTAGGTGTAATATTTGTAACTTTATTAAAGTTATATACCAACCATATATAAAACAAGCCCTCAATAATTTGGACAGTTAATTCTAAATAAACTAAATGGTTTATTATATAATACTGAGGTGGAGTTGTTATCGTAAAAAATAGTGTTATAATCTCTATTATACCTGTGATAATCTGTACTATTACAGATATTCGCAACGTACTATAGAAAATTGCTTTGGCGTCAATACTCGAAAGTGTAGTCATTTTATTTACTGACAGGATATTATAAGTATATATATATATATTTAAAATATAAATAAGTTAAATATGTATTAAAAACTATAAATAAATATATAGAAATAAATTTACTATATTATAGTAATATGTCAAGTATATCAAGTATATCAAGTATGTCACATATGCATGAAAGTATGGACCTAGATATAAACAATTACGAGTTAACGGATATATTAAATTTATTCAAGTTACCGGTAATGTTTGACGATAAACATCTCAAACAAGCGAAGGTGACGGTGTTACATATGCATCCCGATAAATCAAAATTACCAAAAGAGTATTTTCTATTTTTTACCAAGGCATATAAAATATTATACGAGATATACAAAGTGCGTTTTCCCGATGCTAAAAAATACAAAGAAGACAAGTTTTCATATACAGCGGTAATAGACCGCGAACTAAACCAGAATAAGTCAAAGACGGCACACAATGTAGAAGACCGCGAGTATCATAAGTCGCAGGAAGAAGCATATAAAAAACTTCAAAAGATGGATTCAGAAAAGTTCAATAAATGGTTTAATGAAAAGTTTGACAAGTTTCGTTTACACGACGAAGAACAAGATAATGGGTATGAAGAATGGTTTAGGGGAGTTTCGAAGGATGGCGAAGAAGATAACGAATATGGTGAAATGGGAGGAACATGGGCTGAAAGGAATGCGCAAATAGAGCGAAAGAAGGTGGAGTTGAGGAATAAGATGGCGTTAATACAACAATCAGAAATACAAACGGCGAATAGTAGCGGTGGCGGCGGAGGGTACTATGGGCTAGGACGCGAAGCTCCGCAAGAATATTCTAGCGGATTGTTTAGTTCACTGCAGTACGAGGATTTAAAGAAGGCGCATACTGAGACGGTAATACCGGTAACAGCAGAGGATTATGAGAATATGAAAAAATATAAATCGACAAATGATATGCAAATGTTTAGAGATATTGAAAAGTCGAAATATAATTATTCAAAGGAGTTTCAGACTACACAGTTAGATAGGGAAACGGCATTACAAGTGGAGCAAGATATGAAAAGGGCGTATAGGTTAGCAAAACAGGATGAGATAGTGAGAGATATAAATAAGAGGTTTAGTTCTGAGTTTCATCAGCTGACGAACTGAGATAGGTTGGGATATAGATGTCTATTAAAAACATGAGATGCAACAGATGCGTGAGATTAATCAAAATTCGCCCAATAAATCAAAACTCTAAAAATAACAAAATATACTTAGTATATCTAAAAATATATTCTAGGTAATTATTATACGATATAATATAATAAAATGAAAATTTCAAAACAACAGATATTAATGATTTTATTACTTTTAATTATAGGATATGTATATTCTATGTATTCAGGTAAATTAAACGATGATACAGAGAAAGAGGAGCGTGATTTAATTCAAAAGTTTTTAGCGAATGATGTGAATAAGATGGACCGAAAGAAGCCATTTTTGTGGATACCTGTCGAATACGATGTGAACGAGAGACACTGGTTAAATTTCGGTTCAAGGAATACGACAAATTTGAATCAGCCTTATTTATATTTAACGATAAGGAGTATAATAGATAAGTGCGGAGATTCATTTAATATATGTATTATAGACGACAATGTATTTAACAAGTTAATACCGAACTGGACAATACATGTTAGTCGTTTAACAGAACCTTTACGATGTCACATGAGAGAGTTGGCGATGGCGCAGTTGTTAAATAAGTATGGAGGCATGCGTCTACCGCCGTCATTTATATGTTTCGAGGATTTAATAACATTATATGAGCTTGGAGTAAATAGAGAAACGGCGTCGGGTGGTGGTGTATTTGTAGCGGAGATGGTGTCAAAGAGTATAACATCATCCACGATTACATTTGCACCATGTTCTAAAATAATGGGATGCCGCAAAGATAGTGAAGTGATGAGAAAATATATAGAATATTTAGAGGTTTTGGTATCGAAAGATTATACAGATGAGATGGATTTTGAAGGTAAGATAAGCAAATGGTTTTTTAACAATGTATCGAGTGGAGCTGTGAATATAATAAAGCCGGAGTTATTTGGGGCAAAGAAGAGCGATGACTCGCCCGTAGTTATAGAGAACTTGATGAGCGATACAAATATGGAACTTTCGAAGGAGAGTTTTGGACTGTATATACCTTCTGCTGAGTTAATAAAGAGGCGACACTATGGATGGTTTGTGAGAATGTCTCCTACACAAGTGTTACAATCGAATACTCAAATAGCGAAGTATTTATTGGCGATGAATTAAATAGTATAGTTGAAGTAGTAAAAATATATAATAAATAATAAATAAAATATAGATATTTCGTATATAAAGTATAATTCATTTATAATTTATATATAAAAATGAAAAACTGGATTCCTAAAAAAAATATTGATACAGATTTGGTAAATAAGTTACTTGAAAAGTCATTAGAAAGTAATCATTTTACAAATAATGGTCCTAATGTTCAGTTATTAGAGTTATTTATAAAAGATAAATTTAAAGTTGATGAAGATAAATGTGTTATAGTAGTAACAAATGGAGCTTTAGCTCTTCATTCAATAACGTCGGGAATACAATTCACGGAAAATAAGAAGATAACATGGGCAACACAGTCATTTACATTTCCACCATCAGCGCAATCAAATTTATCAAATGTAGAAATAATAGACATAGATAGAGATGGAGGTATTGACCTAGTTCTAGTTGATAATAGTATTAATGGTATTAATGGTATTATTGTTACAAATATATTTGGTAATGTTGTTGATATAGATAAATATATTGAATGGGCGAAACTAAATAACAAGTTTTTAATATTTGATAATGCAGCAACATCATATACATTTTATAAAGGTAAAAACTGTGTAAACTACGGGAATGGTTGTATAATAAGTTTTCATCATACGAAACCGTTTGGGTTCGGGGAAGGTGGTGCAATAATAGTAGATAAAAAGTATGAAAAAGCAATAAGATGTTTAAATAATTTTGGAATAGGCCTGACAGATGAGTACTGGGTAAAAGAGGGGAATAATAATAAAATGTCGGATATATCAGCGGTATATATATTACAATTTTTAATGAATAATTTTGATAAAATTGTTAGTCATCATAATGAATTATATAAATATGTAAATGAAAAATTAAAAAAAATAAAAGAACAAGAAAGTAATGAATTAAAATGGAAATTATTTCCATCTTTTCATGAAGATAACATAATAGTACCATCATGTTTATGTCTACTATTTGACAACTATGATGATAATATTAGATTAAAAATATTAGAAAATAATATATATTGTAGGAAGTACTATTACCCTTTAAAAAATACGAAAGTTGCATGCGAGATTTTTCATAGTATTTTATGTATATCTTTTACGACAGAAATGAAAAAAGAAGATATTGATATGATATTTGAAATGGTTAAATAATATAGCAGATACAATAGAAATTTTACAAATATTGCGTATGATTTAGTTATATAAAATATTGATTATAAAATATTGAGTATATAAAATTAAAATACATGAATGATAAAAAACGTGTATTATTGACCGACATAGTATTTCCTAATAAATATGCTAGATGGAGATTAACAGAAATATATAATTTTATTAACGATTATGATACAGATATTATGGTAATAAACCGTATAAATAATAATACTGGTATTATATTAAATTTTGATTTTGATATATTATGTGAAACATTTAACTTGCGTGACTATAATATAATAATATTTAATCCTGAATATAACTATATTAATAAATATAATAGTAATTTCGACGGAACCAAATATAACAATAAACTACCATGCGATTATATTTTACAAAAAAAGAAATTTATAAACATTCCATTTAGTGTTAATAATTATAATATTGTATACCATATTTTTTTAATGAATTACACAAGTTTTAATAAAAATTTTTTATGTAAACAAGAAAAACAGTTTATACATTTATATCCTGGAGGTGGTTTTCTAAATAATGACAGTATACATAAAATAGATAAAAATGCGAATATAATACCATCACAGCAGTTTATTTCTAAATTAATAAAAAAAAATTCATACTTGAATATATATGGGGCTCCATTTTTCACAAAAGAACAAAAGTGTAACAAAAAAGAAATAAATGACAATATATGTATATGTTTTACGTCACTTGGAGACTATTACGAAAAAGGCTCTGATATTTATGTAGAAATTGTAAATAAATTTAAGGAAACTTATTCAAATAACGATATGAATTATTCATTCATATCCATTGGTAAATGTTTACCGTCAAAATATATAACACACTATGACGCAATGGATCAAGAAAAATTAAGTTATTTTTATAATAAAAATGTAGACATTTTAATTTCATTAGATTCGGGTATACAGTTAAACGGCTTCCCATTAGGTATAGAAGGTATAATCGAAGGATGTATTTTATTAACAACTGATATTCATGATCAGAATAAATTAAATAATTTCAATTTAGATGATTTTTTTATAATTGATAGGAATAATATAGAGAACATTATTAAAAAAATATTATTTTTAAAAGATAAGTTAATTCGAGAGGAAAAAATAAATATGTTACAAAATAAAATATATAGTTTATTTAGTTATAATAATACAAATAATATAATAAATACATATATAAACACGATGGACATATATAATTCTTTAGTAAAAGATTCAGGCGGAGCTTGTCACCCTAGTAAATTTATGTATATTTATAATAACTTTATACGCGATAAAGGTAAAAAAACAATTGTTGAAATTGGAGTATATAATGGATGTTTTTTATTACCAATTACTTTTATGAATAATAATACATTAAGTTATGGAATTGATCCATATGAATCGTTTGTTCAGAAAGATATTCAAGATGTAAATTTATATAAAATAGCTGAATCTATTTCAACGAATGGTACATTTTTAAATAATGTATATAATAGACTGATAAGTAATATTAATAAATTTAAATTAAATGTAAAAATTTTAAGAAATAAATCAGAGAATGTTGTAAATAATTTTGATGATAATAGTATCGACATTCTTCATATAGATGGTTGTCATGATTATGAATATGTTTTAAAAGACTTATCTTTATATAGCAACAAGATAAAAAAAGATGGTATTATAATAATGGATGATACTAACTGGCCATCTGTGAGAAGTGCTGTAGATACATTTTTTAAATCAACAAATAAATTTAAAATGATTCACGTAGAACCCGAATGGTGTATTATAAAAAAATGCGAATAATGCGAATAATATTATTATATATTAACAATACTAATAATATATAATATATAAATTAATGTTTACCGGTATTATATTTCCATCATCATCTACTGTTAGTTTAGAAATTCTAGATTCTTTAAATAATATAAAAGACATATCAGTAATTGGTATTAATTCACACGATAACTATGAATTAAAAGACTTATTTAATATATCATATAATGACTGTCCGTTAATAAACGAAGATGAGAATAAATGTATAGAGTACTTGATAAGTATAGCAAAAACTCATGGATGTAATTTTATAATACCCACAATGGACTATTCTCATTTAATATTAAGTAAACATATTGATATACTTAATAGAAACAATATTAAAATAATATCATCATCCTATGAAACAAATAATATATGTGTATCAAAAAAACAAACATATATGACTTTAAAGGATATAGTCGAGTGTCCAATATTATATAGTTACCACGAAGTTACTACGAATGAACACAAATATATGAATAAAAAGTTGTTTTTAAAACCTGATATCGGTTATGGTAGTAGAGACTGTTGTATAGTTAATAACATTGATGAATTAAAAAAAAAATATAATGAAAACTTACTAATATTAGAATATTTACCTAACGATGAGTATACGATTGATTGCTTTACATATAATAAAAAATTAGTATATATAAATATAAGAAAGCGTAAATTATATAAAAATGGGTTAAGTGTAATTACAGAAAGTATAGATTATAAGTCTAATTTATATATTACTATAGAAAAATTTGCTAATGAAATAAATAACACAATTGATTTTTTTGGAGCATGGTTTTTTCAAGTAAAACTCAACGAAAATAATATATGTAAGTTGCTTGAAATATCTACTCGTATTGCGGGAGCATCATCTATTAATAGGTTAAATGGTTGTAACTTAACACTACTTTCTATTTACTATCACTTTGGGTTACCTGTTAATATTATAAAAAATAATAACTACCTATTAGTATCAAAAATTTTTAAAAACGTAGTTAACTTAGATAAATTATTTAGATATAATAATATTTTTATTGATTTTGATGACACAATAATAATAAATAATAAAGTAAACTGCTTAGCAATGGCTTTTTTATATAGAGAATTAAATAAGAATAAAGATATTTATTTATTGACGCGACATAGAAATGACATACAAGATACATTAAAACACTACAGAATATCAAATGATATATTTAAAAAAATAATAGTAGTAATAGATGGAACTAAAAAATCAAACTACGTAACGGAATATTCTTTGTTTATAGACGATAGTTTTAAAGAAAGAAATGATGTAATAATAAATACTAAAAATGTATTATGTTTTGATGTAGATTTTTTTG